TTGTCTGTACCTTCATCATCAAGAGATGAATCAAATGTCTCGTCAAGAATTAATAGGTTTGTATTTGTAGAGTTCTTCATCTTTGCTACTTGCCTCCACGCAAATAACAATGATAAATCAATACGCATCTTCTCACCTTCAGAGAAGTTAGCATATACGAATTCATCACGATGTCTAGACTTAATTGACTCTTCAAAGTTTTCATTTAGATGGAATGCTACGAAGAACTCAAGTGTTTGGAGGTATTTGTTTATAAGATTATTCATTACGGGTAAATACTCTTTAATAATTTTAGTACGAATACCAGTGTCCTTGAGCATCTCAGATGCTATATTGTTATATAATATTTGATCTTCTGCTTCTGTGAGGTTATCTTGTATATCAATAAGATCGTAAGTCATATCCACAAGTTCTTTGGCTGGTGCATCTATATCAACCTCTTTGACTTGTTTATTTGCTAGCTTTGCCATGATATCAGTTTGCGTAGACATTTGAGAATTAATATTTGCCATATCTGAGATTTGATCTTGCACTTTCTCTAATGTTTCAATAGTCTCATCATACTTTATATTGTTTAATTCTATATCTTTTTGTGTTTGTTGGGCTTGTGCACGTACATCAGTCAGCATAGAGTTCTTTACATTTTCACTAATCTCTTGAGTACATGTTGGACACGCAGTATTTACTTCAAAGAACTTCGCTTTACTTACAAGTTCTTTCATAGAATGGGTGTGTTTACCCTTTTCAGTTTGCAACCCTTCACGGACTTTCCTCAAAGAGTTGAGAGTGCCACGGAGACCGAGTGGATATTTATCTAATTTAGATTTTAACGAATCCATCTCATTTTGTGCATTTATAATATCTTCTTCGAAATCCATTTTTGCAGATTTATTAATGTTTTCTAGTTGAGATATATGTTTCTTTTGATATTCTATTTTGTCTTTCTGATTATCTAATGATATACGTGAGCTCTTTGCCAAATCTTTTTGTATATTATTACGTTGCTTAAGTACTGTCTTCATCTTACTAAACACACCAATATCTAATAGATCTTCAATCACATCTCTACGATCCCAAGCTTTGAGCTGCATAAATGGTATAAATGAAGATGATCCTAATACCACAATCTGATGGAATGATTTATGATTAAGCTTTAATATGTTTTGCTCTAAGAACTTTTGATAGTCTCTTACATTCGTCTGCTGATCTATCATGTTATCATCTTGATAGACTTCAAACTTATTTGGTTTAATACCACGTAATACTTTCCAATTGTGGCCAGCGGTTTCGAATTCTATAGTGACTTCACATGCTTTACCATTTACTGAGTTAACTAAGCCACCTCTCTTGACATTACGATGAGGCTTATTAAACAAAGCAAAGGATATGGCATCTAAAATGGTAGATTTACCTGTGCCATTTGTACCAACAATAAGCGTAGATCTTGATTTGTTAAGATCTATTATTATTGGGTTGTTGCCTGTGGAAAGAAAGTTTTTGTACGTAAGTTCTTTGAATAATATCATGGGTATATTATATCACAAAAGTATGATTTGTACATACTTATGTTTCTGGATTGCTTATATTATTTATTGCTTCTGGTGAAGGTACGACATCTGGGTCTACTACAAACATCATATCTAATCCTATACTCTTTACTTGCCTTAAGAAATGGTCACAACTATTATATAGCTGAGCTGCAAATAAACCAGTTTGGAAACTCATGTCCATATGCATTTCTTCTTCGTCAATCGCATGCTTTTTAATTGCAAGCTTCATAAAATACTGGCCTTGTACTGATAACTCACCACAATTCATCTTCCAATATTCTACTCCACCTAAAACCATAAGCACAAGAGATTTGTCTTCAAAGTATTGTCTATACTTTTCTTTATCTAAATTCTCTGTACCAGTCTCATCTGTCTTTGCTTCAGACTGAACTTCTTGAACTTCTTTAACGATTGCTGCTGAAGTCTTCTTTGGTTCAGGTGCTATATCATATACAACTTCAGGCTTAGGGCTGAAATCTGTCCATACTTGTTCGATCTCTGCCCAAGCCCATATTGGCCATAGTATAAAGCCGACTATCATTGCTGATACGGCAAACTGGTAAACTGCCCATAGCAGTCTATTATCTTCGGGATCTATCCCCTTATGTCCTCGCATGCTTCTCCTTCACAAACTGGAACTTCAATTTTATTTGGGTTTATTTTATCCCAACCGCTCTGCACTACAGAACATCCAGCTACATTAAATAATACAATGATACAAGCTAACGCAAACGCTAACATTGCCCATCTACTTTTAGTAATTTTTTCTCTCATTACTGTATCTCCATATCTATGGCATCATTATAGAGACTGTTCATCAGAGTCTTGAGCTTATCTTTGTCAAGATCTGTATTCACACCATCAATATAACTTGCCATTAAGTCAGTTGTATTTTCTACATCTTCTATGTTGGTGAGAACATTCTCACCTAAGAACTCAGAGAAATTTTCAGCTATCTTTAAATCGTGTGTATTCAGCTCTGATATTCGTTCAATAAATTTGTCAAACATGAATGGGTTAGACTTATTCCCAACAATTACTTTAACAAATTTGCCTGTAAGAGTATTTATATCATAATTCGTGTAATCTGTATCTGTATCATCATAATATATTTTCTCAAATAACGTGAGAGGATTAGGTATTGCCTCTACGGTTTTTGTATCTGTATCGAATACATGAAAATATTTCTGATCATTTGCATCAGCCCATGTAAATTCCATTTGACATCCAAGATATCTGATATTACCTTGTTGAGATGAGGCATGATAATGACCTGATAAACATAAGTCAAAGTGTGCAAAAGGTTCTACACCCATACCATGACCCATAGGTTGTTTAATACCTCTCATCATTTCAAAGCCTTGTAACTCTAAATGACCCATCATAATACCTTTATTACTTGCCAAGAAATTCATTGATGAATCCCAATTCTCTGTATTAATCCATGGTATTAAATGCACATCACATCCATCATAGTTTAATGTTGATGGTTTCATGATGATATTGATATTGCTTGTATAGTATCCTAATAATTCTTTAAGAGAACAGAGATCATTTGTGTTCTTATGAAATACATCATGATTGCCTGGAATAATATCCATGGTCATACCAGCTTGTTTCATAGGCTCAAGAAAATGTCTACGATTAGCATTTAATGCCTTAAAATTTACAAATTTACGATGATCATAATAATCACCAAGGTGTATAATCTTTTTTATATCATTGTCTTTACAGAATGGAAAGAATACTTGCTCATAGAATCTCTCTTGAAAGTCTATGAATATCTCTGAACTATTCCTTACACCGCAATGTGTATCATTTAATAATGCTATCTTCATACAAATTGATTTCCTTTAAACCAAAAAACTAAACTATATCTTGTACCCTTTGTAACCTTATCTACCTTATGCCAAACATGAGATGGAAATACAGTAATACCACCTGTAGATTTAGATATTTTTTTAGGATCTGTTTTATTATATTCTAATGCGTTATCAAACCACATATCACCACCTTTAAAATCATCATTTAGATTTATAGTAACACTTATCTTTCTTATTTTATCAGCATCATCTGGTTTTTCAAATGAATCTCTATGCCAATCATAATAACCACCTTTATTATATTCAGTAAATTGAATTGAATCAACTGGGTCCCATTGGAAATTCCAACCTGCTTTTTCATTTGCTGAATATATGTATGGTATTAATAACTCTACTATCCATCGATCATCTAACCACACAACATTTGAATCTCTATAATTTTCTTGTTTATTTTGAACAGTAGCTTTACGTTTTTTCTTAGATAAACCTAATTCAATTATACGATTACATGTCTCAGAGTCTAATGCTTCTGGAAATGACCAAACAAAATGTTGTAATCTCATACTACCTCCATGGTTCACCCATTACCCAAACAACTAAACTATACCGTATACCTTTTGTAACTTTGGTTACTCTATGATATGTATCAGATGGGAATACAATTATATTACCTGAACCACAACGTACTTTTCGCGGGTTTTTTGTCCAATAATGATCTTCTGAATCTATTTCTAAATCACCACCTTCATAATCATCGTTTAAGTTTATAGTAATACTTATCTTTCTTGTTGCACCACCCGTCTTACTTATATCTATATTTGTATCACGATGCCAATTATAGTGGCTACCTACTTCGTATTTAGCAAACTGAATCATTTGAGGAGCATCATAATCAAAATTCCAGCCAGCTTGGACATTTGCTGTAGCTACATATTCCATAATCTGTTCCATAATGTATGGATCTTGTATCCATCCAGTTTGACAAACCCGTGTTTTCTTTGCAGGCTTTGTACCTCCATCGACTGTAGCTTCTTCTATGATTTGTTCATTACCTATTCGTATTAGTTCATCACATGTTTGTTTATTTAATGCTTTATCAAATACCCATGCACTATGTTGTACTCTCATTTCTTATCTCCTTGTTTATATCTATAGCCTTTTCTAATAGACTAAGTTTACCTTGGCCAGATTTTACAAAGGCACTCGTATCTTTTGGAAAACACATACCACCGAATCCATATTTTCTATCTGGTCCAGGAACCATCATATGGCTTTTACCAATGCGTTCATCCATTCCTATTAATTGTGTAAGCTCATCAAATCCATCTTCACCAAACATACTATGTAGTTCATTAAAGAATACAACCTTTGTAGCAAGGAATGTATTGATAGCATATTTCGCATAAGCTGCTGTTCTTTTATCAGTAAATTTAATATGATTCATTTTAATTCCAGCATCTTGAAATATTGTACACCAAAATAAAGATTGACTTCCACCAAATATAGTAAACTTTTGATTTAGAAATTCATCTTGTGAGTCGGCCTCAGTTAAGAATTCTGGGTTTGTCGTAATAAATCTATCTTCGCTTAATAAATCTATAAGCTCTACAGATATAGTTGACTTAATAAGAATAGGTACTGTTGGTGCATGTTTACGTATCTCACGATGGTATTGTTCAACCATCATGTCATCACATTCACCCATTGGTCCTTGCGGTGTAGGTAAACATACTATAATACCATCATAAAGATGATAATGTGGATATATGTAATCTCTTTGAATTAATTCATACCCTGCTGGAGGATCTAATATTTCTACAGAATATTTTTGTGATAACCCTGCAAATACAGCTTTACCTACTACACCATATCCTATTACTAAAAATCTATTCATCCTTCCATTATATCATATATTTTCCAAATGTACATGCTTAAACCAATCTGCAAAGTATTTAACTCCTTCTTGAATTGATACCTTTGGACTATATCCCAATGATTGAGCCTTACCTATATTTGCTTGTGTAGATTTGACATCTGCAGGATGCATAGGCAAATAGTTCTTTAAAGATACTCTACCCAATTCATCTTCTAAACATTCTATATAATCCATTAACTCATTTGATTTACCTGTACCAAGATCGTATATTTCGTGTTGATTCTCTTGGGGTTGGTTAAGCATATACTCTAATATAATTTCAATGCCATCAACTAAATCACCAACATAAGTAAAGTCTCGTTGCATGTCACCTTCGTTATAGATGTCTATTTCTTTTCCTTGAGACATTAGATCTGCAAATGTGTGTAAAGCCATATCAGGTCGACCATATTCTCCATAGACTGTATAAAACCTTAAGCCGCTTGAAAGTAATTTAGATGTTTTAAATTGTTTTTCATTTACATATTTAGACCAAGCATAAGGATTAAGATGATCAGAATCTGCTGTAGATGATGATGCATATATAACAGGTATT